TGCCGAGATCTTTGCTAAGCCATACCTAAACATGCGTTTCTTGGTTGGCCAGCGCGAGGTTAGCCCCGTGCAGGTGGCAGCTCATGATTTCGAGGTTGTGCCCAAAGCTCTTGGTGGTGCTGCCAGTGCCATCACAACGGCCACCATCACAATGGCCCTCATTCGCATCGTGGCTGGCGTAGCCGCTCACGCCGCCGAATGCGTTGAGTGCACTGACAGCATCATGGAACTACTGGCGCTGCGTAACAGTGCCCAGGAGGACGCCTGTTTTAATGTCGTCAAGGCGCCGACGGCAACCCAGTCTGGGCCTACTTGTTCGACACAGCTGTTCTGCGCCTTCCAGGGCAAGACCCGTCTGTTCGACGGCGCTGGCGTCCACCCTAAGACTTTCTCTGCTGTGTTCGCCGACCTTACTGGTATTGGCCCTGACAAACACTCGATGCTGATATTGACTGTGCCGGGCCAGCCCAATTTGGGCTGGCAGGATGCCGCCGCCCACTCCTTTTACGTTAACGCTAAGGGGTGTGGCGGGTCAGGCACCAACGTCAGCAAGGCTGAGAAAATGTTGGACAGAATCATGAACTACACCGGTATCGATCCAATGAGCCGTGGGGCGTTGCTTAACGCCGTTGACCCGTTTCACGACCATCCTGTGCGTTCTAATGGATTTCCCGACAACATGAGCGCCCCCAGCGTCCCCGAGTGTTATAAGACGAGTATTACAGTCTCGGCACCCACCGGTGTCACAGGCAATTGGGACATGAATGCCGTGATTTTTCCGGATCTTTCACCCCAGTTGCTCACTGCGTGGATTCAGCCGACTGCCACCACCAATCTCAGTAACCAGTGCAACACTTGGATCAATACCAAAAATATAACTTCCGCCGCAAATTTCCCTGCTGATCTCGCGAGTCAGGGTGGTGCAGGCGGTCTTACGGTATACGCCGGTGCTTCAGGCACCTTCATGAACCCTCAGAACATGACGGCCCAACTAGATGTGCTTCCAACGCGCGCCAAGTTCGGGCCATCGCGTGTCTATGGTATCGGCGTTGAATTCATCAATAACACCGCACCCTTGTACCAGCAAGGTACGGTCACCGTATGGAGGCAACCCGCTTGTGACCCTATGTCGGCGACTACTTTTAGTTACACCGCCACCGACACGGCGGGCTCATTGCCACAGTACTACTACGGCGCCGCTAGCACCGTCATATGTGCTAATCCCCCCACCTCTGTCGCTGAGGCCCTTGTGCTTCAAGGCTCGCGACAGTGGCATGCCAAGGAGGGCGCCATGATTGTGAGTACGATGAATGGCGACGAAGTACCGGTGATTAACGGTCAGACCGCACTCACCGGTTATTCAGAAGCCCTTGACACCGTGACGGCAATCAATACCGCTGTCCCGGTCGCTTTGGGAGGCGTTTTCGCAGCATCCACGAATTCGTCCACCGCGGCCATGGGTTTCCCACGTACGTACCTCACGCCCTTCAACATGAGTGGCGCCTTTTTCACCGGGTTGTCCAACTCAACGACAATAACCATCAACGTCAGAATTTTTGCTGAGATTTTCCCATCTGATTTGCAGAATCCTTTGACGCCGTTGGCTCAACCTTCTTGTCCATATGATGAACGCGCCATTCGTCTGTATTCTGAAATTGCCAAGGCCTTGCCGCCAGGCGTCATGCTTTGCGAGAACGGCTTTGGCGATTTCTTCTCAGACATCATTAGCAAGGTGTCGAATTTTGTGTCCCCCATCGCCGGCGTCGTCAGTAAGATCGCCGGTGTGATACCACATCCCGCCGCGCAGGCTGTTGCGAGAATAGCAGGCACGGTTGGTGGTGTGGCTGATCAGTTCCGAGGTGGGAATGGACAAATGACACCATCATCAGAGCAGGTTTATGCACAGGCGCCTTCAGCGCCACCACCGCCCACCGTCGTGTACGCTCCGCGTCCACGTCAGCAGCTGGTCATACCTGCCACACATAAGCTTAAGAAGAAAACCAAGGTTTTGAAGCCCGTTTTGGGCACTTACCGCTCGAAGATACCCACTATCAAGCGAGGGTAAGTCCTTGGCGTTGCTCCTTCTTTTGAACAGCCTGCCACGGCTATAACGTGTGCTTAGAGACGATAAAATGCCCTGGCCT